TGAAAGATCTCTACGCAGAAATTAAACAAATCAACCAACGGCTCTGGCCCTGATGCACGACCACCAAAGGTTTTAAGCCTCTCTCCTGAGCCTCTCACCCTGCTCACATCCCACTGCGGTATCTTACCTGCGTACAGCATAGCAATCAACTCACGGAAAGCTGAAGCCCAACCAATCTTGCTGTCAGACACTACTATAAGACTGTCAGTTTGATGAAAGCTCTCAGCAATCTCTGGTAGTTTGTTAATGAAGTTGCGCTCAACGCTGAACCCTACACCTGTACCGCACATAAGAACATACATCAACTCATCAAAGGATCGCGGTGAATCTATATGCAGGTAGCTACAGTTAAACCCTGCTACGTTATCTTTATCTAGTGCCTTACCTGCTGTCATCATGCAACGCATAGAGGGCATGACTTCAAGGTTGTGTATTGCATCGTACAGTTTCTGTCCTTCCTTAACTGTGATCTGCTCACGATCCCTCCAGAATGAAACATAACGAAAGACTGTTTCGCTCCATGTTTCTCTACGGCTATGCTCTGGAATCCATCGTGCGTAGCGGCTCTTGTGTATAAATTGTTGATACTGATCCATTAAGTGTTCTCCTCAGTGACGACTAATGTTAGTTTATTTAAATACCATGTGGCTTTGTTCAAGTCCTCTACCTGTTTTCCTTTGTAATCATAACGCCAAAGGTATTTCATACAGTTACCCTTGAGGTAGCCCTTGAAAGCTACCGAAGACATAGACTCTTCAATGGCTTCAATGCATTCTATATTACCAGTGTTGTAATGCTTTGGCTTGTTGACTACATCTTCAATCGTAGGCTTTTTAGTTGCAAGGTCTTTTAAAGCTGTTCGTATATCTTCTTCGTATTTATATGTATGTGTTTCTTTCATAGCCATGTCAATGTAGGGCTGATAATCTATTGAGCTTTTTTCAATAGCGGGGTGTGCTTTACGTACTCTATCCCAATCTTCGGGTGTTGCATCATTTAGTCGGCTCATTTTCTGTCTCGTTATATAAGTCAATGGGTGGTTGTTTACGCTTAGTTTCTTTTAATTTAGAAGATGTTGTTATCTTCTTAAACTTCTTTTTCCTTAAAAACCTATCGCGCCTCTCGTCTTTGCGGCTGATGTCAGTCAAAACTCTCCCTCTTCTTAGGGTTAATCCAAGTGTCGGGGATACTGTCTTCGCTAAACCACCTGAAGTTGTTAGCACTTGCCCATTCTCCGTGGCTTCTTTTAGTGCCATCCTTTCTACGTTTGGCTTGAGGCATTGGCGCACTGGGGTTAGCAAAAAGAAACACTAACTCAGTATCTTCAGGCAATGTCTTACTGATCCATATGTACTTACTGAACTCAGCGTAGTCCCAGAACCTGCCTTTAGCTTCAAGCAAAATCTTCTTGCCTTCAATCACCCGCAAAAAATCGGGGTGGTAGTTATGCGAAACGGTATAGGGAACTTTGTCAGTGTGGAAACTCCAGTTGTCAAGTATACCATTATGTAGTTCGTATTCCCAGTTGGAGTCATAGCCTTTAACAAGATCTTTTTCTACTGGACGCTTGACTCGTGGTTTCCTATAGCCTTTCTTAATCTTATTCAATGTACTGTTGCCTCTCTGCGCTCTAGCTCTGCATCTATTAACAACCGCAAATCGCTAAGGAACTCATCGTCTATATCTATAATAGAGTTGCCTGAGATACCTGCGTTGTAAAGGTAACTGCCTGTAGCTATGATCATCTGCTCTATATTTAGCGGGATGTCTTCCATTGAATGTCCTCCAAAGTAATCTCTTCTATAGAACGATCAGGGAAGATAGCAAGCAGTTGATTGATTTTATTAACTATCCACTTAGGGTGGTATGCATTGAGGTGCATAGTGCGCTGAGCCATGTAGTGTGTTTGAGTAGGCATAAAGTTTGTATAGTTCTTAGTAGTTATCTTCTGGCCTTCTTCTTCGCTGAGTAAAGTCCTTAGCCAATTAACTATTATAACTTCTGAATGTTTCCTAATGCGCTTAGCTTTCCTGCCGTTCATAGTAGCTCCTCTACCTTCGGTTCAACTACAACCTCTGTTAGATATGTTAGTCCGTTTGAGTATTTAAAAGTTCGCAGTCCTTGCCCATCGTTGGAGTCTTTGTAGCAGTCATGCTTATATTTACACCAGTTACAACCTTTAGCAAGTTTCATGTTACCTTTCTTGCCATCGGGTATTGGATTATAGCATAGCTCTGGTGGAGTATCCATTTCTAACGCAGGTAATAACTTACTAATAGATGCTTTGATGTTAGGCTTATCAAGATCATCAGGCACATACATGCATAACTCACCGCTCTCTTTGTTTAACACCAAGAAGCCGCCGTTATCTGTACCCTCTGCGGCCTCGTACCCTGCAAGCTGACCCAAGTATCCGAAGGGATCGTCTTGAGATAAGCGCCCGTCCCTGAACTTGTTGAACGCAAAGCGTGAAGCTGTCTTAACGTCCACTACTTCGCCGTTAATCTTGCAGTCCATGTGTCCTACGATACCATCAACTACAACTTCT